GGACGGCGTTGAGGGCGGCGGCGTCGCGCTTGGCCTCGGTGGTCACGGCGTTCGACTGGGCGGCCGTGGAGACGGCCAGCTCGGCGAAGTGCTGCGCGAACGGGGCGGTCTTGCCGTTGGCGGTGATGGGGGTCAAGAGGATCGCCTGGGCGATCTGGTCGGCGGTGGGCATGGGCATGTTGGGTTCCTCCAGTTGGGCTAGGAGCCACGCGAGGCCGGTGGCGTGGTTGCGGATGGTCTTGGGGCGGGGGTGCGGGTCGGGGCCGTTGTCGACGAGGCCGTCGCGGCCGCGGTCGGCGGCGCGGATCTGGTAGTCGGCGCGGGAGTTGCATGGGCAGTCGAGGACGAGGTGGATGTGTTTGTTGCCGGTCCAGTCGCGATACCAGGTGGCGCGGGCGCCGGCCTCGCGTGCGAGGGTGACGATCGCGAGGATGACGGCAAGGGTGAGGGCGCGGGTGCGGAGGTCGACGGCGGTGCCGTCGAGGTGCGTGGCGGCTGATTTCTTGCCGTCGCCGGCGGCCTGGATCACGCGGGCGCGGAGGTCGACCTCGAGGCGGACGAGCACGAGGAGGCAGAACCACGGCCACCACGCGGCCATGTGGATGCACCCGCGGGCCGGGGTGCCGTCGGTCTCGTCGTGACCGAGCGAGACGAGCTTGGTGGTCATTGGTTAGTTCCTCCTGGGCGGGGTCGGGGAGTCGGCGGAGCTGGGGAACACTCGTGCCTCGATGTGGTTGAGTCGGCGCCGGATGTCCTCGTGATCGTTGCTCTTTTCCTGGCGGAGGCCGCGGACGTCGTCGCGGATGCCGCCGACAGATTTCGCGATCTCGTCGGTGCGCTTCTCGGTGCGGGCGACGGCGTCGAACACGGAGCCTCCTCCGTTGGGGTTGAGCTGGTGGTTGGTCTGGGCGGTGTCGTCGCGGATGACCTTGGTTTCCCCGCGGATCTTCTTGGTCTCGGCGAGGTTCTTCTGGCTGATGGAGTAGTTGAGGAGGAGGCCGCCTAGGGCGGTGATGAGTGCCGCGGCGGCGAGGATGGTGGCGGAGTCCATGGGCGGGTCAGATTTGGGTTGCGAGCCAGTACACGGTGAACATCGAGGAGCTGGAGACGAGGCTCTTGATTCGGATGGTGAGCTTGGTTGCGGTGACGGTGTAGACGGTGCAGATGCAGTTGACGGCTTGGGCGCCGGCGCCGGTGAGCTGGACATACGGCCAGGTCGTGAACCGGCCGGCGGGCAGGTCGATGACGTAGTCGGTGGAGCCGTTGGCGGGGACGGTGACGGACTGCGAGCCGGCGGCCTGGGCTCGGGCGATGTGGTCGGCCGTGGCGGGGTTGAGGCAGTCGTTGATGTCGGCCGCGGGGAGGGTCGAGTTGGGGCTGAACGTCTTGAATCGAGAGGCCATGGGGGAGTCTCCTTTAGGTGTAGTAGCCGAGCGTGAGTGTCATGCGGTGCCGGACGCCGTTGGGGGCGTCGAGGTCGGGGGTGAGGGTGTCCTGGATCGCGAGGACGCGGGCGAGCCAGCGCCGGCCGAGGCGGTGAACGGCGACCTCGCGGGGACTGAGCAGGTAGTTGTCCGCTCCTCGGGGATCGCCCGAGGGGTCCGGGGAGCGGACGAGGTCGGCGGCGTCGATGGTGACGGTGTGCGGGCGGACGCTCGCGTCGTCGAACGGGGCGAGGATCAGGCCGCCGATGTAGTCGACCTGGGCCGGTGGGGCTGTGAGGTCCAGGGACGCCGAGCGCCGGCCGTATCGGGTCAGGGCGGTGGGGTTGACCACGGTCGTCGTTTCGTCCTGGGCGTTGGCGCCGTCGGTGAGGTGGTTGGTGACCTCGAGGACGGAGGCGACGACGGCGGGGGTCGAGACGGTGATGTCGTAGTACGACACGAGGACCTCGTACCAGGCGGAGATGTCCATGTCGTCGGTGAGTGTGAGCATGGCCTCGGGTGCGCCGGTGTATCGCTCGTTCGCGACGACGCGGAGATCGTCGTAGCTGAGGCGATAGTTGGGAACGTCGGGCAGTTCCGGCATGGCCTGCCGGTCGAACTCGAGCCAGGGGACGAGGCCGGCGCTGTGAGCGGTCATGGAGAGGTAGCGCAGGAGCGAGGACTCGAACACGGTCGGTTCAAGCTCGCCACCGGGGGCCATGACTGGGAAACCGCCGGACATTTCTCCAGTAGGGACCATGTAGCCGTCCGGGTCGAGGTGCGCCGGGTAGAACTCTGGCGCGGAGGCCAGGAGCCGACGGACGCGGGCGATGTAGGTCTCGGAGGAACCGGAGCGGGCGCCGTGGCGGGTGATGTTGCCCAGACGGGCGGCCAGGTCGATCGCGCGGAGGCTGGTGGTCTTGGAGTGGTCGCGGGGCGCCCAGGTGTCGTGTACGTCGTCGAGCCAGCCGAACCAAACCCATGTCGTGTAGGTGTCCTCCCACAAGGGATGGGACTGGTGACGGACGAGGCGGATCGGGGCGCCGGGCCACACACCGAAAATGTCGAGGTCGGGGGCGTCGCGGAGTGTGACGGACAGCGAGCCGGGCTCGAGCGCGAAACCGGGCTCGGCGCGGTTGCCCTGGTCGGCTCGGATGTTGGTGGCGTAGGGCATGAGGTCGAGCCAGATGAGCGGCGCGTCAACGGGGGTGAGGCGGCCGTCATCGGTGCCGGGGGCCAGCGTGGACAGACCGAGGCGGAACTCGCCGGGCAGGCCGGACAGGCGGGCGGGGGAGTTGAGCGGGGTGACATCGAGGCGGAACCCGGCGACGCTGGGGTCGGGTACCTGGACCTCGAGGGAGTACGTCACGGTGATGTCAGCCATCGAGACGGCCGCCGTTTCGGAGGTAGGGGCGCAGGGCGTCGGCAATCATGCGGCCGGCCTCGACGGAGGGTGTCACGACGCCGGGGAGGACGATGGTGATGCCGCCGGCTGCGGCGCCGGCGTAGGAGCCGCTGCGGCCGCCCAGGGCAACGTTGAGGGGGTCGGGGGTGCCGTAGGCCGTGACGGTGTCGGCGAGGCCGCTGGCGGCGCGTCTGACGCCGGCGGCGCCGTCTTGGAGGCCGATGCGCAGGCCGGCGCCGACCTGGTCGCCGATGGTGCGGAACACGCGAGAGGGGGACTGAATGCCGAGGAGGCGCTTGGCGCCGCCGATCGCGTCGTTGATGACTCCCTTGACGGCGTCGACGGCGCGGCCGGCGGCTCGCTTGACGCCGTCGATGAGTCCCTGGATCACCTGGCCGCCGACGGTGCCCATGCGGCCAGACAGGCCGCTGAGGGCGTTGAGGATCTTGCCGGGGAGGTCGATGAAGAACCGGACGACGTCTCCGATCTTCTGGCCGGTCTTGGTGGCGAGCTCACCGAACGCGCCGACGGCTCGGTTGACGGCGTCGCGGGCGGCGCCGTAGAGGTTGCTGACGCCGGTCTTGAATCGGTCGAACGTGCCGGAGATCGCCGACCACATGCGACCGGCGCCGTCGGTGATGGAGGTCCAGGCGCCGACCACCCAGGGGACGGCGGTGCCGGTCACCCAGCCGACGACGGCGTTGATCGCGTTCTTGATGCCGGTCCACGCGCCGTCGATGATCTTGCGGGCGGTCTCGTTGTTCTTGTAGAGGTAGACGACGGCGGCGACGAGGCCGGCGATGAGCGTGACGACGATACCGATGGGGTTGGCCTTGAGGACGGCGTTGAACGCGGCCTGCACGGCTGCGGCGACCTTGGTGATCGCCTGCCAGGTGGCGATCGCGGCGGTCCACAGTCGCCAGGCGGCGACCATGGCGCCGATGCCGACGGCGAGGGGTGCGAGCCAGCCCTGGGAGTCGATGAGCCACTGACCGACCGCGAGGAGGGTGGGCAGGAGGGTGCCGGTGATGTAGCCGCCGAGGCTGGACAGTGCGGGCAGGACGTTCGCCTGGACCCAGGTCGCGAGGATGCCCAGGGCGGGGACGAGGGTGCCGGAGATCCATGCGCCAGCGGTGGCGAGGGCGGGGCCGAGGTTGCGCTCGAGGACACCGGCCCAGTGCTCGAGGACGGGGACGACGCGCTCGGCCACCCAGGACGCGGCGGTCGACACGAGGGGGAGGAACGCGGTGCCGAGGCGGGTGGTGAGGGTGCCCAGGGTGGCCTCGAGTCGCTGCTGCTTGCCGGCGAGGGTGTCGGACTCCTTGGCGAACGTGCCATGTGCGTCGGCGGTCTGTTCCATGATGAGCGCCAGGGTGGCGGCCTGCTGGGCCTCGTCGGACAGGCTGCCGCCGACCTTGGTGAATCCCATTTCGGCGGCCTTGGCGTCGATGCTGGCCTGTTTGAGGCTGACGCCGTAGCGCTCGATCGGGTCGCGCTCCCCCTTGAGGGCGGAGGAGAGCGCGCCGACGGCGTCGGCGGTGGAGCCGCCGAACATGGCCGCGAGGTCCGAGCCGAGGGTCATGAGGTCGTTGGTCTTGCCGCCGAGCTCGTCGAGGGCGGTGCCGCCGTTCTTGAGCTGGGTGCCCATGAGCGTCGCGAGCTCGTTGTACTCGTTTTGCGTGAGGCCGAGGTCGTTGGCGGCTGATTTCGCCCAGGCGTGGATCTGGTCGGCCGAGCCCTTGAACACGGTATCGACGGCGCCGATCGACTGTTCCAGGTCGGAGGCCATGCCGACTCCCTTACCGACGAGCACGCCGGCGGCGGCGGCGGCGCCGCCGGCGACCTTGACCACGGCGCCGCCGACGGTCTTAGCCATGGCGCCGAGCTTGCTGAGGCCGGTGGCCTCGCCGAGGTTCTTCATGGCCGATGAGAACTTTTTGGTATCGGCTAGGACGCTGACCTGGATCGTGTGCTTGGCAGCCATGCGGGGGGCTCCTACTATCGGCGGCGGTTGTGGGCGGAGAGGATCGCGTCACGCTCGCGGAGGGTGAGGGATCGGTACTCGGTGGGGGACACGCCCAGGTGGACGACGAACATGGCGAGGTCGTCCGCCCGGGCGCGTCTCATTCCCCCACGGCGCTCGCGGGGGCCTCGATGGTGGCGGCGACGGCCATTAGGTCGTTGATGTTGGCCTGGCGGGCGTCGGCGATGGTCGGGTACTTGTCGCGGTCGAGGAGCCACGCGAACACGGCGAGGACCTTGGCCGGCGGGAACTCGCCGGCGGTCGTGTCGAGGTCGCCGACCTTGGCGAGGTCACCCAGGCTGACGCCGTAGTTCTCGATCTCCTCGAGGTCGGCGATGGTGAGCTTCTGGACGTCGAGTTCCATGGGGGTCTACTTTCCGTTGATGAGTCGGGCGAGGCCGGCGTCGAGCTCGGCCAGGACGGCCGCCTGGCGCGTTGCCAGGGCGTCGGTGAGGTAGGGGTTGGGTTTGATATTGCGGGCGGCCCAGCCGTAGTGCTGGACGCCGGCGTAGGGGACACCGGCGCGGCCGGCGCGGATGACGGCGCGGGTCTTGACTCGGCCGGGCCGGATGCTGCCCGCCATGGCGCCGGACTGGCGGCGGGCCAGAGGGCGGGCAGCGGTGACGACGAGATCGCCGATGCGACCCATGAGGTCGCGGAGCTCCTCGGCCTCGACGCCCATTCGTTGCATGTCGCGGAGCGTGGCGCGGAGGCCGGTGACCTCGACGCGGGCGCCGTCGGCTGCGAAGCGGATGGAGTCGCCGGCCATGGGGTCAGGCCGCCGTCTTGAGGTCCGGGTCGACGTCGGCGTCCCACTCCAGCTCGAAGCTGTAGGAGGTGCGCGGGTCGGCGGCGCCACCGATCGACGGACGGGGGCCGATCTTGACGGTGCCGGTGACGTGCGGCTGGTCGGCGCTGGGAACCTTGTTGCCGTGGACGGCCAGGGCGAACGGGACGGTCTCGCCGCGGTGGTCCCACACCGTGCGCCACAGGCTGGCGGGGTCGGTGGACTGGATCGCGGTGATGACGAGCTTGCCCTGGTCGCCTCCGCCGGCGGCCTCGGCGAACGTGATGTCGGAGGTGTCGCGGTCCTCGAAGTTGAGGCGGCACTCCTTGATGTCCATGGCGAGGTCGGTGCCGTCGATGGTCAGGTACAGGGCTTTGCCGAAAATGCGCTTGGAGGCGGTGGGGGTGCTGGACATAGCTGGGGACTCCTTAGTCGATGCGGGTCTGGAGGGTGATGGTGGCGACGAGGTAGGACTGGCCGGCGAGGGTCGCTGTGGCGTAGGTCTGGATCTCGGGCAGGAGGAGGGCGGCGCCGTCCAGGACGGCGCCGACGAGGCCGTCCATGTCGGCCGTCATGCGGCCGTTGTCGGGGGACGGGGCGACGGCGAGCATGGCCGCCCAGGACACGAGGTAGCCGCCGAAGTGGTCGGGGTCGGGGACGACGAAATCGGCCTCGGCCTCGGTGAGGATGACGCAGGGGAACGCCGGCCGCGACGGCGGTGCGTCGTAGACGGTGACGCCGGCGGGGACGGCGGCGGTGAGCGTCTCGACGACGCCGGCGCGGATCTCGGCGAGGTCCATGGGGTCTCCCTTAGTCGATGGTGGGCGGGAGCCAGGGGGCGAGGATCGCTCGTGCCCTGGCGGTGGCGTCGGCGCGGACGCGGACGGGGGCGGTGCCGTCGAGGCCGTCGGTGAACATGCGGACGCCGTTGGGTGCGGTGCGCTGGTCCCACAGGTCGGCGGCGATGTCCAGGGCAGCGAGCCGGCGGACGGCGGGCGGGACGGTTCGGCCGGCGAGGAGCTGGTCGAGGTGGGCCTCGGCGACCTCGGCGACGAGGGTGAGGTCCGCCGGGGTGGCGCCTGGGTGATTCACCCAGGCGCCGACCTCGGGGCCGGTGATCGCCGGCGCCGGCTGCTGCGGCTCGGTCACGGCGCGGGGGTCTCGCCGATGGTGACGGGCACGACGGCCGCGGGGATCTCGTCGGCCACGGCACCGAACTGGTAGACGCTGAATCCCTGGTTCAGGTCCAGGGCGTTGAGGTCGTTGGTGACGCGCGCCAGGGGGCTCGTGTAGTGGCGGATCGCGTTCTTGTTGAAGAACGCCGGAGCGGCGAGGTCGGGGACCATGCGCGTCGGCACCTGGAGGAGGCTGCCGTCGAGGTTGACCACGGAGAACGTGCCGACGTTGCTGTCGGGGCCGGTGGTCTGGAGGAGCGGGCGGCCGTTGCCGTCCTCCCACTGGGCGATCTCGACCCACTCGTCCTCGGGGAGGATGAGGCCGTTGAGGCCGAGGCCGAGGGTGCGGAAGTGCTTGACGGCGGCGACGATCGCCGGCACCCATGCGCGCCAGTCGTTGCTCGCGACGTCGATCTTGAGCGCGGTGTTGCCGGTGATGAGCGCGTTGGCGGCGGCGAGGATGTCGCGGGCGCGCTGGCGGCCGGCGGCGATGCCCTGGGCGCGGAGGTGCATGTCGATGAGCGGGGCCTGGCTCCGCTTGATCGCCTGGACGGACAGGATCGACGCGCCGCCGTAGGTCTCGACGGGGACGGAGTCGGTCTCGACGACGATGTTGCCCAGGGGCAGCGGGTCACCCTCGTTGACCTGCTTGGCGACGGTGACGGTGTTGCTCTTGAGGCGGCCGAACTCAAGGGTCATGCCGGTCTCGGGGAGGGCGCCGGTGGAGAACACGCCGGCGAGCGGGTCGGCCTCCTCGACGATGGTGGTGAGGTCGCCGGCCCAGGTGGGGCGGCCGAAATCATCGGCGCTGGTGCCGCCGGTGTAGGCGCGCTCCAGGGTGGCGACGGCGGTGGCGTCGCCGTCGACGAGGGCGGCGCGCAGGAGCTCGCCGGCGGAGCGGCAGTCGCTCGGGGCGGGCTCGCTGATGCTGAACGTGGCGAGGTTGCGCTGGAGGTCGGCGACCTCGGTGCGGAGGGCCGTGAGCTCGGGGCTCGTGGTGGTCTCGGGGGGCATGTGGTGGGCTCCTTGCTGGTCGTTGCGGTGGGCGGTGATGTGGGCGCCGTCGTAGGCGGGATGGGGGACGAGGGAGACCTCGCGGAGGCGGATCTTGGTGTGGGTGATGACGAGGGTGCCGTCGTCCTCGGTGCGCTCGAGGTGCTCGACGGGGACGAAGCCGATGGACAGGCGGCCGATGACGTCGTCACGGACGAGGGCGGCGGCGTCGCGTCCCTGGGCGGTGTCGGAGATCGTGGCGTCGATCTCGTAGCCGGCCTCGACGGATCTGCCGGTGTAGCGGCCGATCGGCTCGCGGTGGCGGTAGAACAAGATTCCGTCGTCCTCGATGACGGCGTCCTTGGCGACGGACTCACGCAGGCCGGGCCAGAGCTGGACCTCGGTGTCCCAGGGGACGGCGATGCCGGTGAGGCCGGCGCGCTCGGGGTCCGCGTTTGTGGCGTCGTCGCGGAGCTGGAGCTCGACGGAGAACTCGCGGGTCTGGGTGCCGGCGAGGACGTCGGCGAGGGCTGGGGCGGCGGTGGTGGTCATGCTGCGGTCTCCTTGGTGGGGGCGGCGGTGTGCGGGATTCCCTCGATGTCGCGGGCGTGCTCTTCGCTGTAGATCCCGGCGCCGATCGCGGTGGCGTGGATCTGCATGCGGGTCAGTGCGTCGGAGCGGAGGAGGGCCTCGAGGTTGAAGCGGGCGCGCTGACCTCGGGGGAGGAGGTCGGTGAGGGCCTCCTCGATCTCGCGGACGTAGCGCATGAGGCGGAACCGGACGAAGCCGAGCCAGTCTTGGGAGACGTTGGCGTAGGTCTGCGAGTCACCCTTGTCGAGGCCGAGCATGAGGCTCGCGGGGATGCCGAACATGTCGGCGATCTCGGTCTTGGAGAACCGGCGGGACTCGAGGAACTGGGCGTCCTTGGGGTTGATCGCAAAGCTCTCGTAGCTGACGCCGTTGCTCATGAGGCGTGTGCGGCCGGCGGGGGTGCCGTTCCAGGACTCGAGGAGCTCCTTGCGCTGCTGGGCGGTGAGGTTCTGCTCGGTGGTGAGGATGCCGGAGGGGGTGCCGGAGGTGTTGAGCCAGGACGTTGAGGCGTGGGTGAGGTCGACGTGGCCGCCGAGCTCGGCCTGGGCGGCCTGGATCGGGCCGAGGCCGCGGAGCTCGCCGGGAATGTGGAGGAACCGGAGGTGGGTGACCTCGAGCTCGTTGAGGTCGCGGGCCTCGCCGTGGAGGGTGTAGCGGGGCCGGCCGGTGCGGGGGTCGGTCCAGGGGGTGACGTGGCCGGGGGGCAGGACGCGGGCGACCTGGGCATGGCCGGCCTGGTTGCGCCAGACGCGGAGGTAGGCGTTGCCGTGGAGGGCGAGGGACACGACGATCTGATGGAGCCAGGCGGTACGGCTGATGAGGGCCGGGTCGGGCCGGCGGATGAACGCGCTGGCGTCGATCTCGATGCCCTGGCGGTCGACGTCGACGCTGATCTGTTCGACGGCGGTCGCAAGGATGCTTGCACAGGTGAACACGACGCCGATGCGGGCGGAGCTGGCGGGGCTGGTCCAGATCGTGCGGTCGCGGCGTGCCTGGTCGACGGCGGCGGTGGGGCTGGTGGGAGCGGGCGCCGGCTGCTCGGAGCGCAGGCCGAGGGCGGTGGCGATCCGGGTGGCGAAGCTCATGACGACGAGCGTGGCCGCGGGCCTCGACGGTGGTCCATTGTGGGGGCCGTTATGGCGTGTCGTCTTGACTCACCAATCAATCGAGGGCAGGGCGGGGCGGGAGGCGGCGTGGTGGGCGATCGCGGCCGCGCGTAGGTGGTCGATGAGGACGGGCGACTTGTCGACGTCGAACACGAACCCGGCGCCACCGGCGGGGCGGGTGACGGCGTGCTCGAACGCCTCGCGGAGCTCGGGGGCGCCGGCCAGGACGACGTCGCCGTCGGCGACGGCCGCGAGGAACCCGGCGGTTGCCTCGGCGAGCTCCTGGGCCTTGACGGGGGTCAGGGCACGAGAGCGGATGCCGGCGGCCGCGGCGCCGGTGTAGCCGGCGGGGTCGTGGAGGGCGTGGCCGTCGGGCAGGCCGGGCCGGCCGAGGGCCTCGTTGAGCCAGGCGACGCCGGGGGCGGACTCGACGAGCTCGACGAAGATCCGGCCGCCGGCGGTGGGGGTGGCGGCGTAGACGGCGGCGCCGGAGCGGTCGCGGGCGACGTCGAACGCGAGGGCGGTGGGGCCGGCGAGCTCGGGCAGGGCGTCGACGAGGGCGCTGTCGAACGCGGCGAGGTCACGGGCCTCGGCCGAGGTGTCCATGTCGGAGGGCCACAGGTTGAGGAACCCGCGGCGAATGTTGTCCAGGCGCTGCGGGGTCTGGTCCTGGGCGTAAAGGGAGCGGATGTCGTCGACGCTGGTGATGTGCCCGACGGCGGGATGGAAGTCCAGCGCCTCGGGGCTCAGGGGGTCGCCGTCGCCGTTGTCGGCGTAGCGGGGATCGGCGGAGTACTCCAGGTAGGCCATGCGGCTCGTCGGGTCGGAGATCGACGCGCGGCCGGCCTTGACGAGCGACCAGAGCCAGCGGGACGCGTGGGTGCCGGCGGTCGAGATGATGATGAGCTGGCGGCCGGGCTCGTTCTGCATCGTGGGCGTGATCGCGGCCAGGAGGGTCGCGGCGGTCGCCTCGTCGAACGCCCATGCCTCGTCGACGCTGACGAACGGGGTGGTCTCGCCGTGGAGCGCTTTCGGGGTCGGGGCGAACGGCGCGAGGCTGGTGAGGCCGAACCGGAGATGTTCGGAGCCGACGGAGGCGCGGCGCTTGACGAGGTTCGACAGGACGCGGTTGGCGTCGACGAGGTCGGCGAGCTGAGTGAAGCGCTT